TGCGGATACTTTATTGACTGGCCTGGCGTCTGTCAGGGGCGGGAGAGCATCAACATGAGCATCAGAACCTACGCAGTGAATTGCAATGACGCATGGCTAAACACCGAAGGTGATGACATCTCCGGCTCATACGTTAAGTACAAAGACCATCAGGAAGTGGTTGCCGCTCTTGAGGCCAAGTGCGCGGCGCTGACAGCGGAGAATGCGGGAATAAAGTCTGCAATTCCAGAATCACGGGATATTGAAGATGACAATGACAATATGGATGACGTATCTCTCGCGGAAGACTTCGGGTTCAATCATGCAATAGAACGGATGAGGAGACAGATACCTGAAACGCCAACCACTGATGCTTTCCTGGCTGAAGTCCGGGCGCAGGGGGGTGGATGCTGCTATAGAAGCTGCAAAAAATCTGGTGGCCCAAGAATATGAGTATAAGGATTTCAAAGCGGCGCAGAGTGATTGCTGTATGCACCCTGGTTCAGACCTGGTAGGGAAGGTTGAAATGACTGAGTGGTTAGTTGACTTTGCTGCCCAGCTTCGCAAAGGAGGCAACCAGTGAGCGAAATTAATTACCAGTCACTGCGTGAGGTGGCGGAACGTGCAATTCCAGCAATGGAACGCCTGTTAATGTTGCCAGCTGATGATGATTTGTTAAGTGAACAGGAACTTAAAGATTACGGTGTGGATATTGATGCGCTCAATGCCTTCAAATTTCTGACCGGACCAGAAACCGTGCTGGCACTACTGGACGAACGGGAAAGAAACCAGCAATACATCAAACGCCGCGACCAGGAGAACGAGGATATTGCACTAACGGTTGGGAAACTGCGTGTTGAGCTGGAAGCCGCAGAGAAGCGCAACGCAAAATTACAAAGCGAGAATGCATACATCCGCAACCGGTTCAAAGAGCTGGACCTGTTAATCGGGAAAAACATTCTGGTCATGCAGGCTGCGATTATCGAATGGCAGGCAACTGGCGACGCTAAAAGCGGACTGGCATGGATTTATAACACACTGTTTGGCCTAGGCGAATTGCCGGACGAATCTGAGAAAGATGCTCAGGCCTACTTTAATCGCAAATATGCACCGATTGACGAAAAGCTCATGGAGCTTCACAAGTGGTTTTGGGAACAAAGTGAAGCCGAGCGCGCCGCTGGCATTCGCATCAAAGGAGAGGAGCATGGAAATAAAACCAGAGGATGAGTTAAGCAATATCGTTTTATTTCCGGTAAAAGAGGATGACCCTCGTAATCAGGTTAATTTTCTTTATGAGCCATCGGAAAGACCATATTGCCATCACGCCTCTGTTCGGGTTGACGAAAAAGAGCGTCAGGTCCGCTGTAAAATCTGCGGTGCAGTTGTGGAGCCGTTTGACTGGATGCTCTCTGTGGCGAAAAGAGAAACCAGACTGGCAGATGATGTAAGGCTATTGCGCCAGGAGGAACAGGAAAGGCGGAAAAATATAGAAAAGTTAATTCAGATTGAGCGTAACGCAAAAGCGCGGATATGCAGGGCGACAAAATCCAGAACTGAATAATTAAATTTAGCACTGTAAATAAAATCAAATCCTTAACCGGAGGGATTTCTGCACCATCAGAACATCAGGAGGCCGTCCGAAAGGGCGGTAGTGAAATGCGAAAATTCAAAATAATTATTGAAACGGGAATAGCCGGTGGAGATTTCGAGGATGAATTCGAAGTGGATGATGATGCAACACCAGATGAAATACAGGATGAAGCTAAAGATATTTTCTTTAACTACTGCAATTACTCATACCACGAAATAAAAGACGAAGAGGAAGAACAAAATGGCTGATTTTGGTTCAACTAAATATAACGCCAGTTTTGAAGAATGGCATGAACTGTTAATGGATTATGCAGAGTTACGCGGTGGAAGTGCCGCTGATGCTGAAGCATGGCGTGATGATTATGAAGCAGGGAAAACACCGGTCGAAGCATATTGTGATGAGTGGGGCGATGAATGAGCGAGATTAATTATCAGGAAGGGCATGAAAAGGCAGGGCAGGCAAAACCAGTGGCATGGCGATATCGCTACGTGAAAAAAGGCGTTACAGACTTTCAGGGGAAGCAGTGGGTTGGTGACTGGAAATATGTCCCGACAAAAGAGGATTGCAACGACAGACCGAACTATGAAATTCAGGCGTTATTCACTGCCCCGCCTGTGCCACTGACACCAGAAGGATTGATTAAAGCAGTGCGTTTCTATGAACAGGTAAAGCGTGAGAATCCGCCAGTCGAAACCGGAGCATGGAAAGACGCTGTTGACTGGGTGCTCAAAGAGGCTTGCCAGTCTGTAAACATTGGCATCAAAGGAGAGTGATATGGCAACTTTGACAAAAAAAGAACAAGCATGGTTGAGCGAATTACAGGACGTTCTTGATCGCTGTCCATCACCGAAAAAAATTGGTTTTTACACCATTGGCGATAAAAGCATTTACCTGTATGACCTGCGCCGCATGGATGAAATCATGGAGGCTCTTGATAATCGTTCGTCGATGGATTGGTGTGTTGCTGTTCATGATATGAATGCAGGGTTTGATGAAAAGATTTTGTTCCCCTCATCAGTTGAAAGCACTGCGGGTTAAGGAGTAACACATGACCACTATTACCAAAGAACGTATTGAATTGTTCATTAAAAATCCGGTTGAAAACGGGCTTACCCGTGGTGAACAAATGGAACTGGCACGGATTGCGCTGGCATCGCTGGAAGCAGAGCCGGTTGTGTTCTGGTTTGAAAAATATCAAGAAGGGGCTACGGCATGACGACTTTTACCAGAGAGCAGTTAATAGCTCACGCAGAGGAGACTATTGAAGCACAGAGACTGTGCATACCGGGCACAATCGACCATGACATCATCCGCACATATAAGATGGATATTGCTGTTCTGGAAATCGCACTGGTATCGCTGGCAGCAGAGCCAGCCGGTAAATTGCATGAATACAAACCAGTGGGATATCAGCGTCTGGTCGATGAGTTAACCATGCTGGTAAAGCAGTTAACCTGGCAACTGAGGAAAGCGAAGCCAGACTGCAAATTACCGGATAAGGCGATGAGTTATCTGGAGCGGAACGGACTGATAAGCGTGGAGGATATTTTACGATGACCTGGCCTGAAGCATTAACAACGGTAGGAATTGCGATGGCGGTGGCGCTGGTGGTGTATTCGATTTGCCGCTGGGGATAAAAACGGTTTGCGGTAAAGCGAGAGTTAAGTAGAATTGCTGCGGGTGCTTGAGGCTATCTGCCTCAGGCATGAACACCAAAAGGCAGATAGAGAAAAGCCCCAGTTAACATTACGCGTCCTGCAAGACGCTTAACATTAATCTGAGGCCCAATCTATGTCTCACAAATGTAGGTTAGCCTCTTACGTGCCGAAAGGCAAGGAGAAGCAGGCTATGAAGCAGCAAAAGGCGATGCTAATCGCCCTGATCGTCATCTGTTTAACCGTCATGGTGACGGCACTGGTAACGAGGAAAGACCTCTGCGAGGTACGAATCCGAACCGGCCAGACGGAGGTCGCTGTCTTCACAGCTTACGAACCTGAGGAGTAAGAGACCCGGCGGGGGAGAAATCCCTCGCCACCGCTGATGTGTCAGGCATCCTCAACGCACCCGCACTTAACCCGCTTCGGCGGGTTTTGTTTTTTCCTGGCATTCTGGTTTACAATTCGCACACCAGCCTGAACAACTGGCACCTGCTGCGCCAGCAGAGACAACCGATGGCGCACGATACCAAATTACACAATTCTGATAATTCAGCCGTCTTTGCCAGCAGGCGCGGACGGTGTTTTCACGCATTCAAATCTGACTGGTACCAGCATCCCCCATGCACTGAAGAACAGGCCGAATGGCTCATTCAGTGTTACCGCAGGCGCGGATACGAGGTTAAAAAAGCCCTTAGCCTCGACTACCGTCACTGGATAATCTCCGTCAGGCTTCCTTACTCTGAACGCCCACCGCGTCCGTCCCGCACATTCCAGCAACGCATCTGGAGGTAACGTGCGGGTATTACTTCGACCTGTTCTGGTACCGGAACTCGGGCTGGTGATCGTTAAGCCGGGCCGTGAATCCATGCCGGTATTCCACAATACCCGGGTACTGGTGGAGCCGGAACCGAAAAGCATGCGTAATCTGCCGTCCGGGGTCGTTCCTGCCGTTCGCCAGCCGCTGGCGGAGGATAAATCATTACTGCCATTTTTCAGCGACGAACGAGTGATTCGTGCTGCTGGTGGCGCTGGCGCATTGTCTGACTGGTTACTGCGCCATGTTAAATCCTGCCAGTGGCCACACGGCGATTATCACCACAGTGAAACCGTCATTCACCGTTATGGTACCGGCGCAATGGTGTTGTGCTGGCACTGCGACAACCAGTTGCGTGACCAGACCTCCGAATCACTTGAGCAACTTGCTCACCAAAACCTGTCAGCATGGATGATTGACGTCATTCGTCACGCAATGAATGGCACACAGGAGCGTGAATTATCGCTGGCTGAATTATCCTGGTGGGCGGCCTGCAATCAGGTGGTGGATGCACTACCTGAGGCAGTAGCGCGTCGTTCGCTGGGATTACCAGCGGAAAAAATCCGCTCCGTATACCGTGAGAGTGACATCGTACCGGGAGAACAGACAGCCATCAGCATACTGAAGCAGCGCACAAAAAATATTGCGCTGCCACTTCACGTCCACCAGCAACAAAATCCACCACAGGAAAAGACGGTGGTCAGCATTGCCGTTGATCCGGAGTCTCCGGAATCCTTCATGAAACGACCTAAACGTCGCCGCTGGGTTAACGAGAAATACACGCGCTGGGTGAAGACACAGCCGTGTGCGTGTTGTGGTAAGCCAGCCGACGATCCCCATCACCTGATTGGTCATGGTCAGGGCGGAATGGGGACAAAATCTCACGATATTTTCACGCTACCGCTGTGTCGGGAGCATCACAACGAGCTTCATGCGGATCCGCTGGCGTTCGAAGAAAAGCATGGCTCTCAGGTTGATTTAATTTTTCGTTTTCTTGATCACGCCTTTGCAACCGGCGTGCTCGGGTAAAAGAGGTTACTGATGCGTATAGAGTTTGTTTTGCCTTACCCGCCGACGGTGAACACCTACTGGCGACGTCGTGGCAGCACATATTTTGTATCAAAAGCCGGTGAGCGTTATCGCCGGGCTGTGGCGCTTATTGTTCGCCAGCAGCGGCTGAAATTAAGCCTGTCCGGAAGGCTGGCGATAAAGATTATTGCCGAGCCACCGGATAAGCGCCGCCGTGACCTGGACAATATTCTGAAAGCGCCGCTGGATGCGCTGACGCATGCGGGGTTGCTAATGGACGATGAGCAGTTTGATGAAATCAATATCGTTCGTGCTCAGCCAGTATCTGGTGGACGTCTGGGGGTGAAGATTTACCCCATAATGCTTGCAGGGCAGGTCAAAAAATGAAACTGGAAGATTTACCGAAATACTACTCCCCAAAATCCCCCGGCCTGACTGATGCATCGGCCTCAACGTCGAAAGATGCGCTGAGTATCACTGATGTGATGGCCGCGCAGGGCATGACACAGAATCGGGCTGAGATGGGGTTTTCTGCGTTCCTTGGGAAAATGGGCATTAGTATGAATGACAGAGAGCGGGCAACAGAATTGCTGACAGAATATGCACTCAGTCGGTGTGATCGCGTGGCGGCGTTAAGAAAACTCCCGGCAGAAATAAAACCGGTAGTGATGCGCATTATGGCTTCGTACGCTTTTGAGGATTATGCCCGTAGCGCAGCGAGTAAAAAGCAGTGCCCTTGTTGCTATGGGGAAAAATTTATTGAAAGCGTAGTTTTTACAAACAAGGTCCAGTATCCGGATGGTAAGCCGCCGGTATGGGCAAAGTGTACGAAAGGTGTGTATCCGTCTTACTGGGAAGAATGGAAAAAAGTCAGGGAGGTGGTAAAAGTTGCCTGTCCGGAGTGTGGCGGAAAGGGTGAGGTTTCCACCGCCTGTAAGGATTGCCGTGGGCGTGGTGTCGCCATTCATCGTGAAGAGTCGGTAAAACGTGGTATGCCTGTTATCAGAGACTGCCAGCGTTGTGGTGGTCGTGGCTGTGAAAGACTACCATCAACGGAGGCATTTAATGCCATATGCAAAGTGACGAGTGCTATCACGCTTGATACGTGGAAAAAATCAGTGAAACGCTTTTACGATACGTTGGTGGTTCGGTTTGACATTGAAGAGGCATGGGCGGAGCGGCAGTTAAAGAGGGTAACGCGATAGTGTTGTTGATTTTTCCCGAATCTGTGGTAAATTTGCTCTAACGATGGGCGTTTTATGCCTGACGTTAGAAGATTTTTTACACCCCGCCGCCTGGCGGGTTTTTTATGACTGAAATCGCGTCAGTACAGTAAACGCGCTGGTGGCGGTGAATACCTGTCTTTCAGCTTGCTGGCTTTTTCGACAAGAGTTATTGGTGTGTCACGTTAACCGGAAAAGGGAAAAAGACATGCTAAAACAGCAGGATATGACAGAAACCGCCAGAGTAGTGTTTAATGAATTAAGCGTTACCGAACCGGCGACAGTCGGGGAGATAGCGCAGAATACTTACCTTTCACGCGAACGCTGCCAGTTAATACTGACCCAGCTGGTTATGGCGGGTCTGGCAGACTATCAGTTCGGTTGTTACAGACGCCTTCCGCAGTGAAGGCTTTTTTATTTGTGGTAAATGGGCGGCTGGTGGGTGTTAGGGGCACCCACCAGCCATCTGCTCATGCGTTGGGGTCACAAGCAAACCTCAGGCCCATCTGCTTTGCGCAAAAGCGGTATGAGCCTATCAGAGAAGTGCTTATTGATCTATGGCTAATACTGTAAAAATATCCAGTTGTGAGTTAATCAACGCCGACTGCCTGGAATTTATCCGGTCGTTACCCGAAAATTCTGTTGACCTGATAGTCACGGACCCGCCGTACTTTAAAGTGAAGCCTGAAGGCTGGGATAACCAGTGGAAGGGCGACGATGATTACCTGAAGTGGCTGGACCAGTGTCTGGCGCAGTTCTGGCGGGTGCTGAAACCTGCCGGAAGTCTTTACCTGTTCTGTGGTCATCGCC